TCTTAATGATCTTTTCAGCCTCAGGCCAGCGATCCTTGATGACATCACGGGCATGCTTATAAGCAGCTTCAGAAGTCATCTTTTCAAGCCCTGGCATCATAGGTTACTTTTCTCATACTGTAGATACGCACCTACGATGCCAAATGCTAATAAGTAATTACTTCTTTATCTTTAGGACATTTTTTTTATACTCGTTATAGTAATACGAGTCAGTCTTGATGACCGCTTCAGCTTCAGGCCAACGGCCTTTGATAGTGTTACGAGCATACATGTAAGCGGTTTCCGGATCACGCATGATAGCTGCTTCACCCTCATGCCAACGACCCTTGACAATTTCAGTCGCATACCAATAAGCCCATTCTGGGCTAGTCTTGATGATCGCTTCACCCTCACGCCAACGGCCCTCAATAATGTCGTAGGCATATCGATAAGCCCATTTCGGTTTAGTCTTGATGATCTTTTCGCCTTCAGGCCAACGACCTTTGACAACATTACGGGCGTACTCATAAGCCCAAAATGCATTGGCCTTACTTGGTAGTACTTCAGCTTGGGGCCACCGGCCCTTAATAACATAACGGGCATACTGATAAGCCCAGTATGGATCACTTAAGATGAGCTTTTCACCTTCAGGCCAACGGCCTTTAATATCATAACGGGCATGCTTATAAGCAGCTTCAGGGGTCATTTTGTATCCTTTCCTTTATACAATACATTATATATATATCATCAAATGTCAATAGTAAAATCACTTCTTTTGATGCATTTTGTGCTTATTGATAGACTCGAGTCACCTTTAATTACTACTTAGTCAACTCTTAAGCACTTAGTTGGAATATATTTCAGCGTTGAGATCATCTAAGTCTACTTTCAATTGTGTACGTCCCACTGCTTACGAAGTTCCTGTTCTTTAACTATTAACTCAGGAATACGCTGTTGGTATTTGGCAATCTGGCGCCAAAAATCACATTTCCTTGAAGCAATCGGGATTTCTTTCTTGGCTTGATTTTTTTCAAGAGCACTCGCCTCGTCGTTGATAGTTATGAAACGAAGAAACAAAAAATTCCCATAATGAACAATGTAATTTCTAACACTATTCATTTTGTAAAAATCAGCTGAGGAGTTACTTTTAGTGCTGACTGAGTCGGTGTCGTAAATAATACCCATGATGCTTTCTTCCTAACCATGATTATTATTTCATTTTACACCACAAAGCACCAAATGTCAACTTAAGAGTTAGTTAAACTCTAAATCCCGTATAGCACATAGTATTTTTTTCTCAACTTCAAAAATTCAGGTAACCATTTCATAGTTGGCTCGACGAATATCTGAGGCTCTTCATCATCAACCATAACCAGAGTTACCACCTGTCTAATCGTAATTCCAGTCAATTCAAAAAAAGCTGCAGCATAAAAAGATTCTTGACAGAAGTACCCATTGATCCACTCTCTCTTTTTCGACTTGCGTGAAGTCTTAAAGTCGATAACGGAAAGCACACCATCAAATTCTGCAATAAGGTCTACTCTGCCGGCAGTTTTGATTCTGTGACTATATAACCCAGCTTCTTGAAAATAGATGTTATTGACTCTAGAATCAAGAATTGGTTTAAGAGAATTGAACGTCATAACATTCGCCGGCATATTCTTTTTGGTATAGTCGACAATATTGTTCAGATAATTTTCAGCAATCAAGTGCACATCTGACCCGCGATTCTTAGCTTGAGTGCTAATTCGATTTGCAGCTTCTTCGCCAACTTGCTTTCGCCATACATCAAGCCCGGATTTATCCTGCACTCCAAGCACTGTAGTAACTGACGGGTATTTTTCGCCACTTGGAGGATAGTAGAATCTACCAGTTGGAGTCGTGTCACAACCTAATGGTTCAAGTGTAATATTGTGCTTAACGTGGTTAAATTGCATCTTCTACTCTCAGTTTATCAAAAACCAAATCGAATGTTGGCAATTTTATCTTTGTCAAATCTGGGATGTTTTTAGAATAAGATACGCTAATGTGTGGCAAGTATTCTGGCCATGCATCTTTCATACCGTAAGTCTTTTTGTATTGGTTTCTAATATTAAGTATGGCTTTTGACTTAACTTTTAGCACTGGTATGTCATTGTCGACTCCGATCATGATAATGCTAAAAGGAACTGCTATGTTTGGTGGTATTGTTACTATTTGGTTTTTAAGATCATGCTTAGATGTAGTGTAAAAAATCGTAGTATGGAATTCAAAATTTTCCGGCTTTTGAGGTTTCCCATCAAAATCTACACTTAAATCAAAACCATTTTCTTTAGCCCAATTTCGTAATTTGATTTGAGTATCCTGATTGTAAATGATGCTGACATATTTTGTTGTAGCATTTTCGTTCAAATAGCTAGTAAAATTTAGCATAATCATCTTATCCTATAAAAACTGTGGGTGATCCTGTTGTAATTTCATGATCAAAGCTTGTCCCAACATTGAATTTGTCGCCTATTCTTCCAGCCAACTTACTTTCTATGTAAACGGTACCACCAACTGGAGGAAGCAATGTCGGCGCATGGTTAACTGGAGATGGAACACATGGATTCCCATCAGGGTGATTTGCCATAGCACTTCCTTCTAACACTACCCCATACCCATTTATAAAAACGGTAGCGCTTCCCTCATCAGTCGCAGATATAACTGGGCTATCCCAATGCCACATAATCGGTGTTCCATCAGAAAATGCACAGGCGGAGCCTTTTACCCCGTCTGTGCATTCAACTATGCTTTGACCATCTTTAAGTGCTGCAGCAGTCATCTAATGTTTTCCTTATGATAACCATGTCACCAACTATTTTCCAATCTAGCAAGGTTTGATCATTCCAGCCTGGTTGTCTAGACAATAGCGTATTAACTTCAATGTAAGGTTCGCCATCAGAATCTAATTTGACCCGTGAAATATCTGCAAATTTTGACATTACAAACCCAGCTTATCACGAGCTATAATGTAAGATTTTACTAGTTTACTTCTCACGATGTCCTCTATCTGAAAATCTATAAATCTAAATTCTGGCATGGTTCTAATGATTCTAGTAAAATCACGTAACCCGGATAGTTCTCTTTTACGTTCTGAAGTAAGATCGTCTTGTTTAACGTCACCACAAAAAATGATTCTGCAATTTTCACCAACTCTAGTCATAACAGTGTGTAACTCTCCGGCAGACATGTTTTGTACCTCGTCTACTAGTAGAATACAATTGTCAAATGTTTCACCTCTAAGATATGAAGTAGTTGTAAATTCCACATAACCCGCAGTTTTTAGAATGTCATATGCATTAGAACGCTCGAATACTTTAGAAGCTATGGCCATATAGGGCGATTCGAAAATTCTTATTTTTTCCTTTAGCGAACCTGGCAAGAATCCTTGATCTCGAGTTGCAACGGTCGATCTTATAATGTAAGCCTTTTTATACGGAGAATTTTGCTTAAGTACTTCTTTAATAGCAAAGTACATTCCAAGAAACGTTTTACCAGTACCAGCAACGCCATGAAGCATTAGATTATAGTTCTTATCCCAATTCTCAGATGCAACTTCTTGATTTCTAGTCATCAGTTTTATATTACTATGAGAAATAACAATCTTGGGTTGGGTTTCGCGTTGGGTTTGATCTAAGCGTCTTGCTTTTTTTTCTCGATGTACACTCATTTCAGTTCTCCTATAATGTGTTTATATTTGAACGAAAATGAGCACCCTTAATTTTATGTAATACGTCGTTGAATCCTTTATCAATTTTATGAACCCCTAACCGAACTGAATCGCCATATCCCGGAGCAGCTAGAGATTGCGACATATTTGGATTCTCAGTTAAAAAAATATCACGGTCTGATATACTCATGAACGTGGTAAATTCTTCTAATGTTACATTGTTGTGAAAAGTATAAGTTGGCAATTGCATACTCCCATAAGACGATAAGATCATCCTTATCATGGAAATATTTATACTGCAACTTAATGGAAATATCAAAACTTTACGAAGCGTCTTTAATCTAGTGAAGATCAATGTTTTTATTTAGTACCAAATGTTGATTTCATAGCGTTAACATCTTTTCCTGGCACAGAAATAATCTGTCCTTAGATCACCCTGATTATTTCTTAGGTTATCATCTGGTAAAATTCTTTCCAACTATTAACGGTTGGAATATCGTTGTGTTCGAATGCTTGGTTATGTTGGTGACACATGAGAATAGAAGATAATCCTAAGTCATAACCTAATAGAGCGTTTTTAGGTTTATCTTCTAACCAATAACAACCAGAATCTTTGTAGTTACTCAAAGCAATTTCTTTACTATCATTAATATCTATGCAAGTAATTTTTTCAAAAGCAGTTTTACCAAATAGATTTTCAATGTTCTTTACTCTAAGCGCAGTTGCGTATGGGTCAGACCCTAATGACGTTATGCAATGGAACACATAACCGTGTTCCTCATGTAATTTACGTATATACTTAATAGAATCGCGAAAAGCTGGAAGAAATTCTATTCTAGCACTTTCATTAAATGTTTTCACTAAACTTTTAGCTAACGAATAAGCGATACCATACTTTTTGAAAATGTGGTATGCTTTGACATCGACTATTTTATAACCATGAAACGTCATCCAATTGTTGAAAGCGTACATCCAGTCTAATAGAACACCGTCTGCATCGGTTAAAATTAGTTTATCTGATAGATGCATCTATTCGCTTTCATCAAAAATTTTATTCACCAAAGATGACTTAACACCACGCTGTTGCTTAATAGCTTCGCGTTTAGCATCATACCGTTTGCCATCCCTTTTTACATAGTCGTCGTCCCAATCATCTTCTTGCCACTGCTTAAAGTTCTTTTGTTTTTTAGACATTTTTAATTTGCTTACTATGCTTTTTTGTTGAGGTTGGAGGAAGGTCTAGTCCTAATGCTTCATTGAGTACCTCAGCTGAAAGATCGCTAAATGGTTTTTGTGCTAGAACGCTTAACATCAATAGAGCATCATCTTTATCAATTGTTTCTAAAATTTCAATAAAAAGAAATTCGCGACGATGTTGATTTAATCTATCACCAGCAAAATCTTTAATGAAATACTTAAGTTTACGCACTTGCCTATATAACATACCCTGTGACTCAACGTGAGGGGATGGGGTATATGGTGGAGGAGTGGCAGGGATATTCCAAACATATTTTTCAGGTGTATACATCAACATCATAAGTGTTCGTAGCGGTTGACTATCTTGAGATTTTAGCCAAGCTACTTTTTCTTCTTTTGTTGGCAACTTACGGGCAGTAGTCACAATTTCTGATAACGAATGGGTATACATTAATTCTCCTTAAACTGAGCAAAAGCCAAGTCTGTTATAATAAATAATTGATGCTAAGTTATGACAATTCATAACAAATCTATTTATAATACAGCTTATTAAGATAATATTTCTCGACTAATTCAAAAATCATTGATCGATTCAATCAGTAGCTTTAGCCGATTTTTAATAAAAAAGTTAAGAAGCTGTGAACGGTTATTCGCATTTTCAGCGGCATAACTACTTAGGATCTTTTCCTTGTTTGAATCGGGGATTTCATTCAGATCTATAAGGGTCTTATTTCTAAAATAGTTTCGTTTAATTTCATCAGACATCTTTTCGATATCATGTAGTTCTGATAGACGCTTCTGAGTTATCGGCCGTTGTCGAATATTCATAACAAAACTGTTATCTGGAGAAAGCACATTGGGTACTCCATCACCAGCATCTCCTCGTATGATGTGTTCGAACAAATATTCTTCTGGGTTAGAGTGAACAATCCACTTTTTCAAAATCGGACTATATTGCTTAACATTGGCATACTTGAGCAGTTGAATATAGTCCTTATCGCCAGACAGAATCAGAAAATTCTCACCACTATTAAGGTACTTGCCTTCCTTGTGGACAATTGCGCCAATCACATCATCGGCTTCACACCCATCAACTTGAATTACCTTATACGGAAATACTTCCTTAAGTTCATCGCGGATTTTATTTAGAGCAGAAAAGATACAGCTCCAATCAAGTTCTGACTCATCACGAGCCTTTCGTCGGGATGCTTTGTAGTATGGAAATACATCTTTGCGCCAATAACTTCTATCATCAGCACAGATGATTAGTTCACCGAATTCAGACTTAAATTTCATCCGATTAAATC